GCAGGGATCGGCAATCACTGGCGCGCTGTAGTGTCTCCGTGACGATGCGAGCGGTTGTGTCGTCATTGTCTACCGCCTGCTCTAGCTGGCCGGCGATAAACTCACCGCCTCGCTTGCCGACAGATGAAACATCTATTTCTGTGCTGGTATGCTTTGAGGACAGAGGAGCAAGGTATCCGGCCGCAACCAGTTCTTCGATAGTGACCGGCTCGATCAGGTCATTGAATAGTACATCATCGCCTTCGTGTATCATGCCGTGACCTAGCCGATACGGAGTGGCGGTCAGTCCAACTACACGGATATGCGGATTGATGGCTTGCAGGTCTTTGATAAAGGCCCGGTACTGCCCCTGCTGTGAGTGGCTAACCATGTGGCACTCATCAATAAAGATCAGGTCAACATGGCCAAGAAGGCGCGCTTTCTTGTGTATGGACTGAATGCCGGCGAAGGTAATCGACTCATAAAGCACCTTCTGGCCAAGGCTGGCAGAGTAGATCCCCATCGGCGCATTCGGCCAGACTGACCGCATCTTCTCGGCGTTCTGTTCGATCAATTCCTTGACGTGCGTCAACATCAGGACGCGAGTCTCTGGCCATTGCTGCAAGGCGTTATGGATCAGGCTTGCAATGATAAGGCTCTTGCCGGCACCCGTCGGCAGGACAAGGCATGGATTGCCGGCATCATGCTCTCGGAACCAGTCATACAGCATGTCAATGGCGCGCTGCTGATAATCGCGGAGCTTCATCCGACAACCCTCGCATCAAACGCAATGCGCATGTCGAGAAAGTCACTGTCAGCATTAGCGCATCCGAGCGGGTTAGCGACAATCTCGCGGCTTGTGAATGCAGGCGGATCGCCGTTCAGCACTTCCTTTCCGTCAATGATGTAGATAAGGTGCGTTCCCTGTTCAGTCGGCTGAAACGGCCACGGCACAATGTCGGGGTGAATGACGTGCGCCTCGCACCCGGCGCGCTGTGCATCGAGTGTCGGTATCTCGCCAAACCTGGCACAATGGGCGGTGCCGTCACGGTTAGCTGTGAAGTTCGCGCAGGTGCGGCAGTTAATATCCGGCAGTCGCTTGTTGCCGTGACACAGGTCAGCGGCGGAACAATACTTGCACTGGTACCAGGTCGGGTCGGCGCTGATAGGTTCCGGCATTCTGTCGCTGGCTATAATACGCTGTGCGCGCTCGGCCAGCCTGTCGGCTTCGTCCTTGTCGAGCCGGACGCGCTCGGTATAGATGCGGTCGTCGTCTTTACAGACGGCAAAGTACAAGGCGCGGTCGATATTCATTCGCGCCATATACGTCTGCATTTGCGCGTAGTGCATCGGCTTTGATTTCTTGACGCCTTCCTTTTCAAGTTCATTGAATGACTTGATGCTGTGAGTCTTTATCTCAAGGACGTGCGGCTTGTTCGGCGCTTCCGGCACACCAGACAGCACTATACCGTCAATGGAACCGGCAAAGTGTCCATCACGAAAACCGTACTGGCGTCCATTCGTATCAAGGTCCGATACTTCACAGCCAGCGGCGCGAAGGTCTGACACTACGACGGACTCCTCATTCTGGCCACGACGGAACAGGCGCAAGATGCGGCCGTTAAACTGCTCAGGACATGCCCAGCGGAAGGACAGCCACAGATAGCGGTCGCAATGGTGGCCGATGACTGACGCGCCAAGGTGTCCGCGAGGTGGCTCTTTGATGGATTCGTGAGCGGCGTCGATGAGTGACGCCACCGTGTTGATGGGTGGCGGTATTTTCATGCGAACAGATCCTCTTGATTGTCGGCTTGCACTGCCTCGGCCAAGTTGCGGCAGGCGATTTCAAAGTAGGACTTCTTCAGTTCGGCCCCGACGAACTGCCGTCCCATCTTGAGGCTTACATAACCCTCGGAACCGATGCCGGTGAACGGGCTGAACACCAAGTCGCCGGGGTTACTCCATAGCTCCACGCACCGTTCGATCACATCCAATTGAAGCGGGCAGATGTGGCGTTCCTCGTCCTTTTCCTTGGCCAGCTTGTAGTTCAGTACGTCGGTCTGGTCAATGTCAAACCACACTGGCGAGGCGTACCGCTGCCACACGGAAATGGAATACATGCGCTGGCGTTCTTCTTCGCTTCGTGCGCGGCCCCAGTCTTTTGTGCCTGGCGCGTTGTAACTGCTTCCGATGTAGTCGAAAAAGCGTTCATTGCCACGGGTCACGGCGTCCCATTTATCCTCATCGGCCCACTTGCGCATGACAATGATGTAGTCGGCCATACCTTGACGACTGGCTGCGCTGTCTTTGCATAGTTGCTTGTAAAGCAGGCCGTGGTTTTTCGTGCGCTGCATTTCGATGACTGGGTCTTTCCAGATCGTCACGCGGCTGTGGTACTGCCAGCCCTTGGACTCATACATTTTGATAATTTCGCCGGGGAAGTCGCGCAAGCCAGCGGCACCATCGCGGCCCTTGTACATGGGCAGGTCTTTGCAGTGAATTGCGGTCAAGCGCCCAGGCTTCGTTATCCTGTGCAACTCCTCGGCTAGGTAGCTGTAATGTTCCATGAACTGGCCGTCGTCGGTGCTGTTGCCCATGTCGTATTCCGAATCGCTGTAGATGTACAGGTTGGAAAATGGTGGGCTGTACACGCTGAACCCGATGGAGTCGGATTCGATCAGTCGGGCAACGTGGACGCAATCGCCGTGGTGCAGTTGCCAGCCTTCGCCTTGGTTCGTGCCAAAGTAGGGGGTATCGTTCACTTCGGTGCCCTTTTTGTAAAAGATGGAAATTGCCTTTACCATTTCGGTTTTCATGACATGGTGTTTTGCTTCCTTTTCCTGAATGATGGATAGGATGGAGCGTTCCGAGTCGGCGGCCATGACATAGCAGTTCACTTCTCGTTTTTGGCCGAAGCGGTAGCAGCGCCGGATGGCCTGGTAGTAATCCTCGTATGAGTAGGACAGGCCAACGAATGCCATGTTGCGGCAGTGCTGCAAGTTCAGGCCCATGCCTGCAATGGACGGTTTCGTGATGAGTACGCGAATGGAGCCGTCCACGAATCCATCTAAGCTCTGTTCCTTTTTATCGATGGAGTCGGACCCGCGCAGGTCCACAGCGTCAGGAATCAAACCCTTCAGCGCGTCCGCTTCGTAGTTCGTGTTGCACCAGACAAGCCACGATTCGTTGCTGGCGTTGACTAGTTCTGCTACGGCTTTTGCGCGGCGCTCTACGGTCAAACGGCCTTCCTTGTGTACGCTGGTGGCGTTGATGGTCACGGTGCGGAATAGCTCGCCTTCAGCGGGTGGCAGGCCTTCGGTGGAGACTTCCACAAACTCCTGGCGCAGCGCGGGCAGGATGTATGCGGAACCGTCATACCCCAAGTCGGCAGGGTTGGACAGGCAGACGCTCCACGTTGCGCACCATTCCCAAAACTTCCCAGCGGCGTGCGGGCGCAGGATGTATGCGCCAGCCTCCATCGTGTCGTTTTGGAAAAAACGCATAATCATTTCATTGGATGGCATGATGCCCAGAAACTCGGCATGGTTGCCAAGCTCTAGGTAATCGTTCGGGCTGGGTGTTGCGGTGCAGGCCAGCCGGTAGGGCACACTGGCGCAGGCTTCGATCAATGCCCGCTTCGTTTTGCCCATGTACGATTTCAGGATGGATGACTCATCCAGTACCACGCCAGAGAATGTGGATACGTCGAACTTGTCCAGAATTTCATAGTTGGTTATAACGATATTGCCGCTTACCTCGGCTTGTGACCTGCAGTATTGAACGTGGATACCAAACTTCGCGGCCTCGTGTACTGTCTGGTGTGCCACGCACAGCGGCGCAACGATCAAAACCTTACCGCATGAATGGGCGGCGACTTGCTGTGCCCACGCGGTTTGCATGGCCGTTTTGCCAAGGCCGGTATCTGCAAAGATGGCGGCGCGGCCTTTTTTGCAAGCCCAGGTCACGATGTCGCGCTGAAAGTCGAACAGGTGCGCGTTGACGGATTCAGGCTCAAAACCGAACCATTCGGCCTTGTTGCGCTTGGATTCAATGAATTGATCGTATTGCATCACGCCAGTGGCCTGGCGGCCAAGCGTGGGGTTGTTGGTGATTTTCATGTTAGCTCCTATTGGTGTTGAAAGGTGGCCGGTGTTGCATCCCCCAGGAACCCCTAGAGGCACCGGCCTAAATCAGTTACTTCTTTGCCCAAGGCGGGGCGGATGCGCTGGCAGGCTGTGAGACTGCACTAGATGGCGCAGGGAACGACGGCGCAGGCGCGGCGCTACCATTGCCAGCCTTGTATGCCTTCACCTCGTTTCCG